AAAATTCCCAGTTATCTTGGTTAGCTAAATAATCGGGATGAGTCGAAGTAATCGTATCCATTAACTCCACCTAGTCGGTTGTGGTATGTCATGCTCTCGCTTGATCGGGTAAAGGTAGTCCACCAAATAACCCAGCGCATCGTTCATGTGATCGTAGCCTGAGTCTTTATCAGGTTGGCTAGTGCCTTCCTTGTAAGTTTGTCTTTCTAACGACTTAATCGTCTGTTTACATTTGGGATCGACAAATAAATGTCTTTCACCGTCAGATGTTTTAAGCCGCGCATTGACCGAGTTTATACGGTCACGGACGGAAGTATGACGCTCTCTTACCTTAACTGCAAATCCCGCATTGACTAAGATACTTAAATCTGTCTTACCACCTGCTGAAGTCTTGCGTTGGCGACAAGCAGGATCAGGGTAAATCGTTATGCGTTTATTCGGATAGCGTAGCTTAATCTCGTCAACCATCTCGTCTGTGTTTGAGCCGTAGATAACGATCTCATCGATGATTCGTAACTTACTGCCGTCACGGATACTCACCACAGCAGACATAGGATCGAGGTTGAAGTCCATACCGATATGCAAATGGTCATCGCCTAACAAGGTACTCTCAACCGAGTCCTGGCGATCAAAGTTGTAATAGATGATGCCTGAGTAATTAACGAAAGCCGCTTCATACTCTTGCTTGAACGTCCGCTCATCTAAGTCCCGTTTAGCAGCCTCTATCTCGTAGTCAGGAACATTGCCACCTTCAAGGGTGGTGAATTGAAACGATGCCCAGTCATCTAAGTCTTGAGTCCACAGATCGTAGAAGTGGTTTCGCCCTTTAGGTGTGCCGATAAACAGAGCATGACCTTGCTTATCCGATAAAGACGGACGTAATACCTCAGTCCATGTTTCAGGCTTCATATCGGCGAACTCATCGAGAACAACAAAGTCCACCGAGCGACCACGAAGGTTATCTGGCTTCTCAGCACCCTTTAGGGAGATGACAGAGCCATTAACTAAGCGCATCGATAATTCTGATTCGTTGATCTTCCTTATCCAACCTTTAGGCACTTCGTCCTTGAGCATATCCCAAGCGATGTCCTTTGCTGCCTTGTAAGTGGGTGCGACATACCAGACGTTGCGATTCCTACCTAGAGCGGCGTAGCGTAAGAGTTCAGTTGTCGATAGGTAGGTCTTGCCGAATCGGCGACCTGCGACTACTACCCGAAATCTAGCATCGGAGTAATAGATGGCATCTTGTGGGTCACTCAGATTCATCTTTGCCCTTACGGGAATCCACGAAGTACTTCTCTAGGTCTGTATCGCCTTCATGCGGTTGGTCTGTCTGACCTAGCATCTGCTTACCTAGCCAAACTAACAGGGTTGGATTGCCCTTCATAGCTGTCTTAAATTGCTGTCTGCGTAGGCTTGCTTTGCCATGAGATTGGTGTTTTTTATAGTACACCGCAAAAGAACATTCGTGTTCTTCCTTGCATCTACGGTCAATCGTATCCTCAGAAACGCCTAGAATATCGGCGATCTCAGCCTTTGTGCATTGGATGGCACATAGTTTATCTAGTTGTTCCCAATCGATTTCCAATCTTGGTCTGCCTATTTTCTTAGCTTCGCTCACTTGAGATTTCGTCATAAGTTTTGCCCGATTCTTCTAGTGTAGCTTGTTTGCCTGTGTAGTCCTGCCAACGCTTTATGATTACGTCTGCAAACTTAGGATCAAATTCCATAATGAATGCTGTTATTCCATTTTTTTCCGCAGCGATCAATGTTGATCCGCTTCCACCAAAATAATCAGCGATTGTTTTAGCAGACACATTAAATCGCTTAATTATCCATTCCATCAAAGAAACTGGCTTCTGTGTTGGATGAACACGATTTGTCTTTTCACTCGCTTGTGTGAATTGTCTTACAACACTACGGAAATTTGCCCAAGCCAACTCGCAATCAGTTTGATCTGACTGACCATTATTCTTATCCCACACAAGCCAACATTCACTGTCGGGTAATACTGAAGAATAATAATTAGCACCCCACCAAATCTGCTTTGCTTCTGGATATAAACCATTAATCAAATTAAATGCGTCTTTAGCAACATCAGGATTATCATCACCCATGATGTCAGTACCATAAGATTTAGTTAATACAGCAGATTTTGATACAGCGTTCATTCCATAAGGTGGGTCAGTATGAATTAAATCTGGATAAGTTCCATCCATCAGCTTCTCAACCGCATCGATAGACGTACTGTCCCCACACATCAGACGGTGATTACCTAGCACCCAAATGTCACCCTCAACCGTTACAGGATTCTCAACCACCTCTGGTACGGAATCCTCATCGGTCTTGCCTTCCTCAATAGGGTCAGCCATCAAATCCTTTAGGAAATCAGCGTCAAAGCCCAATAGGTCTAAATCGAAATCCAACTCATCTAGGGTATCAACCTCTAGCTTTAACTTATCAATATCCCAATCAGCGTTTAACGCCAACTGGTTATCCGCAATGACTAACGCCTTTTTCTGAGCTTCCGTTAAGCCATCGACAATGATTGCCGGTATTTCCTCTAGCCCTAAGCGTTTAGCCGCTAATACACGACCATGACCTGCTATTAACCCATCTTGCTCATCGATCAATACAGGATTAGTAAAACCAAACTCTTTCATTGATGAGGCTAACTGAGTAACTTGCTCCTCATCGTGTGTGCGTGAGTTATTCACATACGGAATCAGATCGCCAATAGGCTTAATCGTGTACTGATACATAACTTTCCCGTGATAAGTTATTGATAAGACTCAAATTCTATTCTACCACATTCACCAGCAGCCCGTTTCTGTTCGAGTATCTTTAACTGCTCGCGGTAGTGTTTAGCGATATCCTTTTCTTCCATCTTGGGTACTTTCATTCTGGAATCGCGCTTTTCGCGGAGTATAGCCATGTGACCTTCACCCAACAAGTCAGTTATCCACAGCCCTGAGTCGGCAGGATTACCGCCATACCATTGGTGACAGGAAAAACATAAAGCCTGTGCGTTCATGCCATCCCATCGGATCGTTCTGTGTCGGCGTGAATAGATGTGACTACAGTGTAGTCCTGCTGAGTTTTTATCGTACTGTTTGCCGCACTTTTCACAGTGCCAGTCATTACGCTCTCGAACGCACTTAGAGAAGGCTGCATCAGCCTGGTTAATCTTCACTTCCGATATCTCCGTTTCGTCATGTAGTACGAAATACGTTTTACTTCCTCAACCGGTATTTCAAACTTCTCAGCGATTGATTCATTACTCAGCTCTAGCATCTGCCGTCTTAAGCTGGAGCGTTCTTCGCATAACATCTCGATTAGACGGATATCGTCAGGCGTTAGTGCATTCGCGTCATTCATTTTCGCCCCAATCGTGATTAGAAGGAAACTCAATGCTGATTCCCAATCTTTCAGAGGTTGCTCGATTCATTACCTCATACAACTCCTGCATTTGTACAGTCGTTAGCTTAGAGGATGATTTTAATTCTGGGTACAAAGCCTTCATCACAGGGTCAACCATCTCGCTCTTTACGTTTTCCATCGTTGGCTTAATGGGAACTTTGATCACCTCACGCATATCGTAACCACCCGCCTCTAATGCTTCGGCTAGGATTCGGATGTACTTGTAGAAGGCGTTATTTTGTAATTGAGTTCTTGTCATTTCTGCTCCATCTTTTGTAGACGTAGGGTTTTTGATTCTTACTCTCTAACCATTGCTGAGAGGCAGGGTCATACCAAAAGTTAAACTTGCCATCGAACTCACCATGTCGATTTTTAGCAATACGAATAGTGCCGTCAGGTTGGTTAGCCCACTCATCCGCTTCAACCTCTGTTAGGTCAATATCCTGTAGGGCGATTTGTTTTCTAGTGTTCCTCGCAACAATAAGGACGTTATCCGCTAAGTCGGTTATCTCACCCGCTCCTTTGATGTCGAACTTATCCGGTAATTCCGTTTCATCGCGACCCTTTCTCATGTGGACTACAAGATGGATGTGAATTTTATATTCCTTCGCCAGCTCCGATAACTCAGATACGAAGTTCTTCTGCTTGTTGTAATCATCAACGCCAAGACCACACTTAACCAGTGAGTCAATAAACACATGATTCACCTTTAGCACCTCAGCAGAGTAAACAATCAATCCGCGAATCGTATCTGGTGTTACTCGACC